AATATGTCTGTTGTACTTGTGCGACCTTGGCACCGTTTGCGATAATTGATTTATTGGTCATAGTCTATTTATTATGCGTATGATACAGTAACAAAAGTATTTGCAAGGTCACCATCAATACTAAAGAACTTCATATGAGCTGATGATGTTGGTGACATACTGAATGTTGTTGAGTTGGTGGTTGAGTTGATAGCAGAACAACCGTGTGTAATAGTACGAGTTAGACCAGATGTGTTTGTCAACCAAACATAAACAACTTTTCCTGAAACAAAATTGCTATGTGAAATTGTTACATCAGCTGCGCAATTTGCCTTTATCATTGAATCTGTTGAGTAATCAATAGTGATTGCTGTCTGAGCACCAACAGGCAATCTTGGTGTATAGATGAAACCTTTTTGTGGATTCACCACACCAGAGAACACTGCCGATAGACCATTCAATGTTAGAATGTTTGTCAGTGTGTTCGAACCCATTGGGCAGTTCCAGAATTGAATCTGTGAACCGGTATTTGCATCAGTATAGTTTTCTGCGGCCACAAAGTCAATACGACCTGTGCCGAGTGTTTGATACTTTGTTGTACCGTAACCACTTGACGAATAACGTGCAACCACATCACCTGTTTGTATTGCTGTTGGATATGCCACGTTACCTCTTGCTGCACGTCCAGCATACAATGCATATGCACCGGTGCCATAAGAGTCTGTAACAACACGTGAAGGCACACCATTCTTACCTGAGATGTGAATCATGTAACCATCGTTTGCGGGTGTCACCACGGTTGGTGATGCAGAGATTGTTAGTGCAGCTTCCGTATTAGAGAATGTTGAATTGGACAACAATACTGTTGCGTTCATTGTAACCGCACCAACCACATCTAATGCACCAGCAAGACTTGCCGTGCCAGAAATTGATGTTGTTCCAGTCACAATCAAGTTACCGGTTGAAAGTGGTCCTGTTGTTGTGGAAATTCCTTGAGCAACCAAGTTGCCTGCAACCGTTAGGTCACCACCAAAAGTACCTGTTGTATTTGCAAGTGCGTTATTGGCCTTAGTGAAAGCGCCATTAGCAAACGAGGCTGCACCATTGGCACGTAAGAAGGCACCGTTAGCAAAGTTTTGCGCACCAAGTAATGTCAAGTTGATTGTTGATACTGATTCTGCAACGTTGTTGGCCGCAGTAAATGCACCATTAGCAAAAGATGCTGCGCCATTGGCACGTAAGAAGGCACCGTTTGCGAATGAACCAGCAGAGTTTGCAGTTGCAAAAGAAGTATTTGTTCTACCAAAACTTGAAGTGGAATAATTATCCATGGCAGTTATGGTTGCACCGGTAATTGTTCCATCAACAACCACGTTGTTTAAGAAGTGTGCCTGTGTTGTCTGAAACACCGCATAAACGTTTTCTTCTTCGTAACCACCTGCAACAAATCGCAGTTCTAAGTTCTCAGCAGAAGAAATGGTACCAATAACCAAATTACCAACAGTATTGGCGTTGTCGCCTTGTAAAAACAAATAGCCATCATTTGGATTTAAAACTCCATCTGTTGCGTCTGAACCTTGTATACCCATGTCAATGTAGTGGGATTCATCCGTACCTTGGTCGTTGGTGATAACAATGTCACCTGAACCATTGGCGTTTGTATTCTGTATGTTAAGTTGTAAATAAGATTCGTCCTCACCTACAAATTGTGCAACCACGCCAGGGAAAACAATCTCATTGTTACCTACGTTCAGTACGTTATTGGCATATAGTGAATCTGCAATCACCTTTGCGGTCATCTTGCCGGTGACACCTGATAGTAAGTCAACACCAGCAATAAGCGTTTGTGTGGTATCTTGATTTAATCTGGTGATGTATGGTAGTTCTGATATTTTTACTGTTGACATTGTTTACCCCAATAGGATGATTTGACCGTCTTCGGTTGATAGTGAGCGACCGTCTTCGGTTGATAGTTCAGGTATATATGTAGTACCGATTGGTCCATATAAGTGTATTTGGTCCGACACATAGTTACTGTTTGATGTTAAGGTTCTACTAACCGAAAGATTTGATGTTGAATTGTTTGTAAGGTTTGCGGTTAAATAAATTACACCATTACCTGATGAATAATTTACATAATCAACCGTCAGAACAGAATTATTTGCAATGAGAATTCTATCACCACTGCCTATAATATCCACCAATGGATAACCCGTATTACTATACACACCACCATTCATAACATTGTATGTGCCTGTGATGCCTGTAATATTTATGATGTTGGTATTAGCATATCCAATAATTGAAGCCACGTTTGCAAATGTTAACCAAGTGTTTGATTCCAAAACAACTTTGTTATTTGCATAATCAACTGATGTGACCACTGAACTGACATTACTTACACCGGATTGTAGTTGTAATATAGTTGAATTTGTGAAAATAATATTTGCAATGTTCACTGATGATGGAACATTATTAAATTGTACGATGTTATTACTTCCATTTGTGAAGTTTGTTACCATTGTGGCTGTTACACCAGTTTGGCCAACACCACCATCTGTTGCATAAAGTGGTCTACCTTTATACAAAGCCTTTTGGAATGAAGTATCATAATCCATTTCTACTTTATCCACCATTCTACCAATGACCTTGGTTCCTGCTGGATGTAATAGATTCAACAACACACTTCTATACTTCTCAATTTCTTTTGAGACTGTAATTTCGTATGTGTAGTTGTTGTAGTCTTCGTTTTGTAATACACTGAACGAACTTGGTTGTCCTCGTTGGTCTAAGTATTGACCTTGACTAATCACCAAACCATCTAAGAACTTGGCAGTTGCCAGTGCCGAGGCATCACCATAAATCTTGTAACCAAATCTGTTGTACACATCACCATAACTATTGTTTGCCATGACCATGTTAATTTGGCCAACATCTTTATCAATAACAAGGTTTTGTGTTGTGTCTGGGTTGGAACTATATTCGAATACCCTTAGATTATATAATGATGAGAATGGATTACTATATGGTTGCAACAATGAAATAGAATCAACTGTTGCACGATAAGTAGAAACGTTGGCGTTTGCACCTTGGTATACAAGGTCACCAATCTGTGGAAGATTTATAGATGAAACGTTAGATATCAAAATGTCTTGTATTTTCAAAGAGACACTAGGTGTGGAAGTATAATCTTCACCTGGATCATTGATTTGAATCTTTGTGATTGAACCGGCACGGTCCACAACAGTAGTAAATTCAGCACCATCACCCAATATACCAGATACTACGAGTTCTGCGCCTGATGCTTGGTTATTGGCCGATTCAATCGTTACGATGAAGTTATTATCTTCTTGTTTATAACCCATACCACCTAGTGGGTATATGTGGTCTGGATTATAAACGTAACTGACTGTTTGGATTTTTCCATTGGCCGCCACTGTAATAACGTTAGCGTATGCACCAACACCAGAACCACCTGAAATAATAATCTTGTCGTTTGCCTGATAACCCAAGCCACCATTCGCAATACGTATTGGAGCTAAGATGCCAATGTCCGTCAAGTTGTGTGTATAGTTGTTTGAATTATGTGGTCTGTATAAAGATTGTGCATCAACTGTTGGTGGTCTACTGATGCCGCCGCCACCGTTAGTTACAATCACAGAACCAATTGGGTATGTTGTGTATGAAGAAAATATTAATGCATCTGCCAACTTGGTGTCTATATTGGCTGTTGGATTAGTTGAGAAGAATGAGTAAGTTGTGTTACTCAGTCTTGTGTTCCATGCATAACTTAATATTTCCGTAGGAAGAAACGTAACATTGGCACGTGATGATGCAGCAGAAACTAAGTCAGCAATTTCTGCCGTGGCACCACCAACTTCACTGTTAAAAGTGATTGTTGTTTGTGGATTTGCTGTGTAACCATAACCACCACTCGTTACTGCAATAGATTTGATAGAACCTTTGGTAGTTTCTGATACTTGTGCAGTTGCACCATGTCCAGTTGAAGATTCCATACCACCATAAACAATTACAGGGTCTCCAACCTCATAGGTTAAACCTCTGTTTTCTGGATTAATACTGATACTACTAATTTGACCTACAACTTTAGCTCTCAGTGGTTGTCCGTTAATTATAACGTCTTGGTTGTTTTTATCAATGATGCGTACATATTCACCAGATTGAAACAAACGTTCAATATCCGAAACAAATACTTCTGTCTTGTTACCAGCAAGTACTGATGTTTCAACCGTGGCCAAAGACCTGGTCGTTTCACCAAAGATTCTATAGTTGCTGATGTTTCTAAATCTTACATCTGTTGTTGAAAGTTTTAAACTCTTAGCAACGTACCATTGTCCATCAGATGGTTTAAATGCTGCATCTTTGGTTTGAAAGTATTCAAATTCTGAATTGAATAAGATGCGAAAGAGAAACTTGTAAGAGGCTGGCGTACCTTTGGATTGGTATAGTTGACGAGCAACTTTGAGTGCCTGTTCTTTACTAATTAATGTTTCTTTCGGAAAGTATGGCAAAAATTCATTAACAAAGTAATCTTGGAAATCACTGATTGTATTATCAATGTCCTTAAAAGACAATAAATTTTTGGTGGCGTGCGTAACACCTTGGCCACTGGAAGTGGCACTTGTTATCTGGGAATTTGCACTGTTACTTAATTCCAACCATTCATAGTATGCCTTTACGAATAACGAAAAATTGGCATAATCGGGATTGTCCCTGATGAATTCTGGTAGTTGTTGTTCTACCAATAATGAGGTTTTTTTATCGTTATAAATCATGTCTTGGCGTATACGTTAACAGTGATTGCAAAACCATCATATGGATCCACTGTGATGATTCTATTGTATGAGGAAGCAATCAATGATGTTTTTGGTTTTGCGGAGATAGTTAATTGACCTAAAGCATCATCAATTCCAATTGGTGAAAATGAATCCAATGTAACTATTCCAGTTTCATAATCAATCGTTCCAATATTTTCATTCAATATGGTTTTAACATTCGTTGTATCATTATAATATGTTCTCAGGATGCCATAACGACCTTCTAAGTTAACGAATACGTTACCACCCTTACCTGTTGAATCGCCTTCCGCTGGAGTTACTACTGCAATTGCATTAGTATAATTTGCACCAGAATCCGTTACAACAATCTCTCTGATTGTACCTGAACCACTCAACACAGCATATGCGGTTGCACCAGTACCATCGCCTCTGATAGTAACCACAGGTGGAGTAATATAACCATAACCAGGGTTAGTAACAGAGATGGACTCAACACCACCGGCCGATGAAGGAACTTCTTCGATGAAAACACTACCAATAGAGTTAAGATAATTTGATGGGTCTCTGTACGTTAATGCGGGGTTACTAGTAACACCACTTTGGAACATACCCTTTGCCAAATTAACACCAAATTGTAAATTGTATGTCGTTGGTGAATTCAAATTTGGATTGAATTTCTTCTGTACTCTCAAATCAATTTCGTTTGAGATGATAGCTTGGTTAGTACTCTTAACCACATTATTGAAATCTGTTAATGAGAAAACCGAATTAAAAGTATTTAAAGATGTTGCTGCATATGAACTGATTGCATTTTTAATATTGTTTTGCAACTGATTTGCGGACATATTTGTTCTTTTTGGATCATACCAAACGTTTGCAGTCATCTGTAGGTAAACATAATCTGGATCCACAAAGGTCGGAACAACAGTCATAACGGAAATAGGTTTGATGACCTCAGATGACAATTTTTCTTTTTGAATCTGTGATAGATTATATGAACCGCTTGGTTTAATTGAGACCATAACTTGACCATACACGGGAGGATCGTTCTCACTTCCACCCCATACGTTAACCGCATCAAATGAATAACCTAGATTGTTATTTTGAATGGCGTTCACGTAGTCTTGTTTAGATACTGCACGTTTTTGTGCAGCAAATGCTTTTGGTGCATGGAATTTAATAGAATCAATTGATTCTTTAAGTGCGCCTTGTGCTGTTTCTGAAATGGAATTAACTTCAATATCACCATAACCACCAATTGATTCCATCATTACAAAGTTATTTGCACCATGAGATGCTGTACCTGAGGAAACGATGTATAATAAACTGACGATGTTGCCATCAGTTAATTTCTTACCTAAGATGCCGTCACCAAAATAAAGTTCAAAATTACCATCAATTCCTTCTTGTAAGAAGTAAACTGTTGAATTTTCATTTAAGGCCAAGTAATCATCAGCTAATGTATATACTTCAAAGGATGTGTTTGAAGCTGATTGTTGTACCAATACCTGTAGTGTTGTTGTGTCTACATTGACTTCAGGTAATACAATTTTTGATGTTGGATTGTTGGTGTTGTCTACTACAAGACTTGCTGATGCAGGAACACCCTGTTTAATTCTGACATTAGGAAATGTTGCCGTCAAAGTACTAAAGTCTGTCTCGGCCGAATATGTGTCTGTTGTCACAAAAGAATAGTTGACTCCATCTATTGATTCGGACATTAATTTACTAAATTTGGGTAATACCAAAGTTGGTGTTGAGGCCAATACGCTACTGACAACAATTTCCACGTTCGCACTTGGTGCAACCACAGATTTTGGAGTATAACCCAAAGATTTTGCGAGAGATACAACAGAACTTCTTTGCAACGCAGTATCCAAGAACATTTCATTGGCTACCATATTGGTGTAAAATGCTTGATATTGTGTGTTATATGCAAGAACATCAAGTAAGGTAGACAATGCCGAACCTTCGTAATTGTAGTCCTTCAGTATATCCTGAGATTTTAGAAAGGTCTTTAGATTATTTTTGATTGTGTCAAAATCTAAATCCGTAATTTGTATATTGGAATTAGCACCTGCCATTTTATCTATTTCTTTCTAGAATAACTGATAAAGTTGTTGATTGTGTTGCATTTTCTAAGAAAAACGTAATTGATACGTTGTATGCGTTTCTTTCGGGTAACGTTGTGACCACCACACTCTTTAAAATTGCACGAGGTTCATAATTGTTTATGGTTGTTTCGATGGATGTTTCCAACTGTGATGCAGTCAAAGAACTCATTGGTTGAAACAATAAGGCATTCACATTAGACCCCAAATCTGGATTAAAGGGTCGTTCATAGTGGTTTGTCAACAAAAGATTACGAATTGAACGTATAACTGATTGTTGGTCGTAACTCAAAGCTATATCCGCTCCACTAGGTTTCTTAGTGAAGGTGAAGTCTATATCTGAGTAAATCTTTTGTAAGTTTGCCATCTTTTATTTATGAGCTAAAAGTAAATTCGCTTTTTGGATTTCATAAAGCGCCGGAGAAAAATCTTGAGCCGGAACACGAAAAATCGAAATTTTAGGAATTTAGTCTTGTTTTTAGTTTATCGGAACCAACGAGATCCTGAAACATACCTGTTTCCGTTGCACCTAGGTTATTGAATTTTTTAACCGAACTATATTCGGAGATTAAAGTCTGTGAATTTGTGAAAAATGTCTCATCACCAGACTTTCGTGTAGTCATCTCAGACACAACATTTGCAATATTTGAAATCATTGTGTTTGCACGACTCGTTGACAAGTTTGATGTGTATGTGACAGTCACATTACCAGTTTCTGGATCCGTATCAGTTGTAATTAATATTGAATTTTGTATTTCTGCCACATAAGATGCAATATTTGCGGAACGTGATGTGAACAGGTCTTTGGTGTATAGACTTGTAAAACTACCAATCATTGGTGCGTTTGTGTCTATTCCATCCACTTGATATAACAATACCGACAAGGTCTTACCTGCATTTATTGCGGTATCTAAGTGCGGGAGAGTTGTTGTGTTTTCATTTATTGCTGTCACACCAGACAATCTATCTGTATGTGCAATATATGCGGAACCAATATTTGTTAAATTATTTGCAGCGGCATACACACCTGAAGTATTTGATGTGACGGAACAACCTGCTATACCTTGTATGTTAGTACAATAAGTTATTAATTGTTGTGATACGTTTGCAACAGGATTTGAATAGTAATCACCAATATCTTCGTTGACCATATCAGTCTTTGCCCATTCCGGTAACAATTGTGGCATGGTTTCCAAGTGTTTTTTGACTTGTGGTGAAACTGGTTGTAATTTGTCTCCTGCAGCGGCCTCATTAAACTGCAATCGTGAAAATAATGTTGTCATAATATTCCTTAAATCATTTTACTC